TGGGAATCTAATGGTTGTGAAAATCCACCCGCCGCGTATAAGGTACATTTTATGGCACTTACATCTCTTGGAATTCCAATTGACCTTCCAGAAGCCGTTGTTATAATTCCTCCCGCTTTAGTTGATAATACCGTATATAAATTATGTGAAACGCTTGTTTCGTCTTTCGCAGAAGAATATACCGTTTTCCAATTTTCCCCATCTACGGATTCTTCGATTTTAAAACGACCTTTATATGCTGTTCGTGTTTCCGCGTTTCCATCGCGATACCAAGCACTCAAAGTAATATAGCTCGGGGCTACACTGCCATTCGCGCGTTGCTTAATAACATATGATGGGCTTTCAAGAAAATATGTCCTACCAGGTACACCTTGTTCTCCTTTTGGCCCCTGGAGGCCGTCAACGCCATCTTTGCCTTTTTTCCCAGCGTAAATTTTAGCCAGCGAAAATCTCTTAACTACTGATAGAACACTGATATATGTTGCTTTGATGTCTACCCATCCATCGTCAGCGGATAATGCTGTTACCGTGTATGTCTTGGTCGCATTATTCCAGGACCCTGTTACGCTATCTGATTTGATAATTGTAAAATTACAATCAGATGTAATATCCTGTGTTCCGTACATCACGACTGCCTGCGTACTCACGTTGCCTGGAAACGTTCCGTAATTTCCATCAGAATCAACAGAAATGCCCTGGTATTCGTTGCTCAGCTGCAATGTCATATTCTTTGCAAGAGCTGCCGCTTCCTGCGCGGATTTAGCTGCCGCTAAAGCATCCTCGGAATCCTGTAATGCTTTTGTTACGTCCGTGTCTTTTAATCTTTCCCAGTAATACCCTTTTCCATCATTGCGGAATCTGTAAGCATGGCTGTTTCCATCATAATACAGATCACCTACATGCTTACTCATTTCTGTATCGGTTAGCCACTCGTTTGCCGGGTAATTGCTAAGTGTAGGTGCAGGAGTCCCGGTCCAGGTATTGATATTTCCGTCAATCTGACCTTGCATACTGTTTAACAGTCCGTCCAAAGGTGATGCACCGATTCGCACGGATGCGCCGTCAATTACAATCTGGTTATTATCAATATCGGCTGAAAAGATAATCTTTCCGTTTGTGTCACGCACGATCAGCGCGCCGGCATTGATGTAGCTTGCATTGATTCCCTCGGCGTATAGCAGTCTTGTAATCATTTCTCCTGTAACAGTAAATCCATAAGGATAGGTTTTTCCACCATCTGTAGAAATTCCAATGGCTTCCGCCGTGAGTTTCCATACAATATCTGATTCTTCCAGAGTCGGCTTATTGTGCATATAATAGATTACACTACCGTCGTCCTGTGGATCTTCTGTCATATAAAGCCCGCCAGACTCCTTAAGCGTATTTGCTAGCCTTTCAACGGCTTTTTCGCGCTCTGTGCGTTCATCCTTAACAAGTTGTCTAGCTTCTACCAGTGCTTTTGTAGCTTCCGACATATATGTACTGCTATTTCGGATGGGATCATCTGCCTGCGTTTTTACAGTGGTAATGCCATTTAACGGAGATGATACATCAGTGATTGGTGTAAGATATCCATTGCCGTTTCGATCAAAACTGCGTGCCATATCACCAAATTCTAACAGAGGATTATAAAGCAAATCCCCTTGCAGATTTCGGAATTTAGCTCCGACCAAATTACCGCCAATCCATGCCGCCACAGTTCCGAGGTCACTGTCAGACAGAAGATTGTTTTCTAACTCCAGGACGTACCCGGCACTTCCAAACAGGGATTCTGATTCTTTGTTTTTTACTCTGATACCAGTAATTACAATATCATCACTGGAAAGAGTTGGGCTATTTACATAATCCTCTAACTTAGTTGGAACTAAGGAGCCGTTTTCGACAGCTCCAAAATTCCACTTAATAAATCGCAAATATCCTCTATTGTCAATTCTGGCGTTTGCTGTCTCCAACATTGCCGCCCATCCAATCAGCTGACGGAATGTCATGTTATCTGGGAGCGCTGTGACAACTACATTTCCATGTGCCATAGAAGAAAATCCCATAGGGATATTCAAACTCTCACAAGCGTCTCTTACCAGCGCTATAACTGTCTGTGGAAGCGTCAGAGCACTATAATATTTAGCATTGGTTTTATACATGTCATCCAGCGCCGTAAAGCTCAATATTTCGCCGTATTGCTCTGGCGTGGTAATTGTATAGATACCCTTGTCAATCGTCTCGTATCGGTCTTCTGAGGCAGCTCTGGAAAGGACTATGCTGTTTCCATCAGTGTCTAAAATCGGTTCATAAAAATCATCCATCCAAATTGATTCACTGGCTGGTTCTGCAACGGAAGTCTGGAGCTTCAAATATGCATGCACTTTAGCTTGATAGAAATTATAATCTTTCCACTGATCCTCTGTGTTATCGAGTTCAAGTCTCATCGTTTTGCAGACTGTAGCGCCGACCGGGAAGCTACTACTCTCCGCACAATCGGAAAAGTCATTGTTGCCGATCATAATCTCGTTTTCAAGTGTCTTTGTTGTTCCGTCAGCAAAGGTGATCTCCACGATTTCAATTACTTGCTCGCCATCCTGCAATTTTTCTTTAAAAGTATTTGATACATTAATCAAGTGGATTCACCCCCTGCATATTAAATGATATTTCGGAATAGTATTCCCCAACTTGTTTTATGTTGTAATTCATTTTTCCCACGTAAAACTTTTCTGAACGCCATTCATTTTTGTGTGCTAACCAGTGATGTAAAATGAACGGCTTTCCTTTAATAATTGCATTTACCAGATTAGTTGATTTCTCATCAACCGGCACATTGGTGGCTTTATAGCTATATTGCATAACTGTAAAAAGCGGAGTTATTAGCGCAACTCCTTTTTGAGTTCGATTACTTCCCTCCGAATAGGTGGTCTCAAAGTTACACTGCATATCCTCATCTGGTTGAGGGATGAGAAGCCCATTTATTTTATATCTATCAGTTATTGATTTACTTATTGAAAATGCCACATTCTCACCCCCTATGCCAATTCAAACGGATTTGTACCGCTTGCATCACGTCTTAACTTTGCTTCGTCAATCATCTCATCAAATATGGTTCGTCTGTTGAGCTGTGCGGTAAATCTATAGCTTCCGCCAGACTGCTGTCCTCCAGTTTCTTCCCTTACAATCTGCCTTAACAATTCTTCTGGTGCTTCCAGGTTGCGACCATTCTTCTGATCTCCAAGCACTGCAAGGAACTCTGATCTTGGCGGGATAACGGCACCTTTTGCAAGATATGGAATTGTAGGAACTCTTGGGAAATTAGCTGTAAATCCAATTGTCCTCGAACCAAAAGGAGTTGGAACCTTCCACGGTCCAAATGTAAATGCTGATTCAATGCCGCCAATTGCACTGTTTACAGTTCCAATAGCGCTGTTTGCAATTCCGATCACCTTGTTTAATATATCTTTGATGGTATCACGTATACCCTCAAACGCCCTTCTGACCGTATCTCTGGCACTTGTAAATTTATCCACGATTGCATCATGAATAGCACTTACTTTTCCGTCAACAAACGTTTTTATTTTTCCCCATATAGATGACGTTTTTTCTGACACGGAATCCCAAATTCTTGTAATTTTAGACTTTATTCCGTCAAATACTGTCGAAACTGTAGTTTTTATTGCTTCCCATGTATTAGACAGCCATGTTTTTATAACATTCCATACTGTAACAGTAACTGTTTTTATTGCGTTCCAAGAAAGAGAAATGATACTTTTTATTATTGTTAATGCGGTTTTTACTATTCCATTAATAGCTTCCCAGGCTCCAGATATAATATCTTTTATAAGGTTCCATGTACCTCTTGCAGTTTCTTTGATTCCGTTCCATGCTAGTTCCCAATCGCCTGTAAAAACTCCTTTCAGAAAATCAATAACTCCGCTCAGGACATCTAATACATCTCCAATAATTTTAATAACGGATTTTATTGCCTCTATAACAGTGTCGCCAATTACATTTGCAACGTCTGCTATTACTGGAATTGCATTTGATACAATCCAGCTAATTATTGGAACTAAAATATTTTCCCAAAGCTCTTTTAAGATATCTATTAATTTGCCGAGAAAAGTTTGGACTTTTACAAACATTTCTCCCAATTCCCCATCCATAAGCTCTTTTATCTTAGAAGCTAAACCTTGCATAACTGGAAGAATATATGTGTTATATCCATCTATTAAAGTTCCAAAAATGGTTGAAAGTCCATTAGCTATTGAATCAAAAAAAGGTTTTAAATGTTCATCGTATAATGCGGTCACTAAATCGGAAAGATTTTGAATAACTGTCGATAATCCATCGGTTATTGTTTCGATAACCCCAAGTGTTCCTTCGACTGCGCTTTTTAATATATCCTTATTATCAATGAACGGCTGTGCGATCATATTCAGCATATCTCTTCCAAGTCTTGCACATAATCCCATAGCAGTCATTGAGATATTTGAGAATATCCCTATGATATTGGCTGTTATCTGCTGCGCAATTTCTCCACCAAATGCAGAAAATACCTCTGCTAGAGCGGATGAAAAATTTCCTTCAATTTGAGCAACCTCAGATCCAATATCAAACATATCAATTAAATATGTTTTTATTCTACTGGTGTTTTGCTTTAGAAATTTTTCTATTCCTCCAATAAGATTTTGAGCAATTGTTATTCCAATCCTCGAAAAAGATCCAGATACTCTTCCAATGGAATAGGCAAATGTATCTAAAAAATCACTTGCCGCTCCAATTACTTCTGGATCAGTAAATATATTCTGCAAGGATTTCCCGATAGAGTTAATATTTTCCTTAATATCATCAAAAATCGGTTTGTAATCGCCTAGTCCATCCCAGAATCCTTTTGATAGCAATTTGGCTAATTTTTTAAACTTCTTTATTATGGAATCAAGCGGCTTGGACATTTTTTTAATAGTCGTTTCGCCTTCTGCAAGTTTTCCGTAATCCACATTGCTTACTGCACCAGATAATCCTCCAGACGCTCCACCACTCCCGCCAGATGAAGATGGTATGGAAGAGCTACTATCTGTAGAGGTAGCTTTGTGTATTTCGTCCAATGAAGAAAGATAATTTTTTGTTTCTTTATTTGCCTTTTTCGTTGCCTTAGCATTATCGTTTGTGGTATCTGCCAGTTTCTCTGCATTATCGGCTGCCTGTCCATACTGATCTGCCGTATCTGCAACTGTATCTGTTCCGGCAAGCCCTGCGCCGCTTCCACCTGTCTGACCTGATGATTTCTTGCCAGTAATAAGCTCCGTGAATGACTTAAATGCGTTTGCCAGAGTCGCCAGTTTGCCGAGAAGAATATTGATTACTTTCAGAACAGGTGTAAAAATATTAATCAGCCCTTGTCCGACTGTTGCCTTGAGGGACTGCAACTGCAACTGCATCACTCGCACCTGGTTCGCCCAGCTGTCAGAAGTACGAATGAAGTCTCCAGATGCGGCTGATAACTGTTTCCGCACAAAAGCCAATCGGAGAGCAACTTTCTCCTGTTCGGTCATGGCAGATGTGGTTTTGCCATAGCCGTTTGCAAGTGCGTATTGGTCAAGTGCCGACTGGGTCATTACCACGCCGAGGTCCTTGAGCGTTTCTGTTTCGCCCGTAAACACTGATTTTAGCTTGATATAAGCCAAGTCTTGACTGATATTGTAAAATGATGCTACGTCACCAGTAAGCTGTGTCAGAGCCGTTGACATATCATAAGCCTGTGCCTCTGAGAATCCGAATGACTTAGACATTGCTCCGAACGTACCAACATACCTTTTTGCCATTGTCTCTGACAGTCCGGCTGAGACCATTGAATTCTTTGCAAATTCATTGACCTTATCCGACATGGTGGTAAATGTAACATCGACCACATTCTGAACTTCTGCGAGGTCGGAACCAAGGGCAACGCACTCTTTTCCAAACTGTACTAACTTACCAACTGCAAAAGCCCCACCAATCAGTAGACCGATTTTTTTTACAGCACTACCAAGGCTGTTAAATGACTGTTTAATCCTTGATACTCCATTATCAATTCCAGATGTATCAAACTTGGTATCAATAATAATTGAGCCATCAGCAGCCATGTGTCCACCTCCTAACTATTTGAGGTTCAACATCTCATTCAGCTTATCTTTATAAGCTTGCTCCTCATCGCTGAGACGTGTTTTTATATCAATAATGTTCTTGTTCTCTTGATAGAATTTCTTTTCCCATTTATCGAGCTTTTCGCCCTTCGCCTTTTTAGAACGGATCCCAACCACTGTATTAAAAAGGCATTCACCGGATTCCATAAAGTATCCAAAGAACGTCCACCAGTGCATGTATGGAACGGCTCTGATTTCTTTACCAGCAACCTTGTTTACAGCCGGAACGATCATATCTCCGTCTTGTTTCCAGTCCATCAAGCGAGGTTTGGGTTTATTCGGACTATCGTCAACTTGACCACAGTCAATAAACTCGCAAGCTTTCCGACAAGCTTCTACAAGATGTTCTGAGGGTATGCTTTGCCAATCCTCGAACAGAATCTGCAACATAACAACTGCTTTTGCCTGTTCGTCTAACTCTGGATCATTCTGCGCAATGAGAATATCAATGATTGCTCGAAAATCCGTTCTGATAGAAAAATCCACCCCACTTATGTTCAGTGAGGTGGGAAGCTCATAGGCGGTCATTTTTCATATTTCTCCGTATACTTGTTAACTGCTGCCTGCATTTTCTTTTTTCTCTTTTCAATTTCCGGTGCGATTGCTTCTGCGATCTTGTCCAGAACGATATAAGCAAATACCTGGCCATTACCGAATACAGTTGTTGCGGTAATTGGTTCTTTAAACAGGTCTTTTGATGCTTCGTAGCCAAGCAGATAGTTGATCTTATCTTCGAGCTGTTTATTTAACTCTGCCATTTCTTTTCCGGAAGTAACTTTCTGAATAGAATCTTTGAATTGTTCAAAATATTCTGTCAGCTCCTCTGCACGTGCTGCTACATTGATATCGGTCGGATTCAGTTTGAAAGAAGAAAAAACTTCGTCTTTGTTATTTGTGAATGTAAAAATGAGAATTCCATCATCAATTTTGGTGTTAATTATTTTTGCCATTTAGCATGTCCTCCTTGTATATGTGTTTATTCACTGTCGGCTGTGAATGTACCGGAACTGATATCAAATTTTCCTTTTACACGCTCACCAACGTAGTTCACAGTAAACGGAATCTGATAGCCGGATGTATCGCCGCCATAGGAAGTCGGTACAACGTAGCAGTCCTGCTGGTATGCTTCATACTTGCCTGCCGTGGCTTCTGTCCAGAGATGAACTTCAACTGCTTTTGTTTTGAGGTTGTCGTCTTTGAGACGTCCATCTACAATCTTCTGCAATGCTGTAAACAGATCAGAAGTAGTGTCTGCATAGAACGGATCAGCGTCAGAAGAAACTTCATAGCCGTTGTGTTTAAATGTGGATTCTCCAAGAATGTTTTTAGATGTTTCAGTATCTGGATTGAGTTCTACGTTATACTCTTCCAGGTCCTTTCCAAGACGCTCATATTTCGGCGTCAGTCCTCCACAGAGGGAACCTGCGTCAATATAATGAGCCATGTATTTACGGTCAATTTTGCCTGTAACTGCCATAGAAATGTCCTTTCTGCCTATAACTCTTAAAGGCTGTGTAGGTTAGCGACTATCTCCAATTGATAGCCGGTTAGTTGTTATATTTAAGTGGTGTAATCACCATTTTTCCCAGTCATATTCGTATTTTACTGTGATTGGAAGCAACCAGTCCTGTACGCCGTTCTCCTGCGGTTCTAAACCATAGGAGTTGTCACGTGTGATACGTTTTATCACTCGCCCCTGTGAAAGCTCTGGAAACACATTTAAACGCGTCTCAGAGCCATTTATAATAACTGGTTCCCGGCATATCCATTTACCGAGATTGTCAAGGAACTTCTGAACAGATAGTTTCTGCCTTTCTTTGTCAGATGCTGTACGATATACCACGTAAAATGGGTACTGACATACCTGATGCATCGTTCCGCAAACATCTTCTTTTTCTGAATAGATCAGCGCCCCGTTGTCTGCCGAGAACGCAATTCCGGACTCCTTGCCAAGTTCCTCAAACTTGATTGTTTCATTTTCATATAGTCCCGGATACTGGTTCAGAAGTGCTTTCATGGCATCTGTCAGAATCTCGTATCCGGTTGCATCTTTTCCGATAGGTTTATCCGCCATGTCTGCCACCTCCTGCCTGTGCTTTTACTTTGCGAATCCATGTGCTACCGTATTGTCGTTTAGCGGCATCGAACCACTTTGCTTGTGCCTGTGGGTGAATTTGTTTGGTGTATTCAAGATTTTCCTTTGCGGCTGTCTGACCAGAAAACTGACTAACAAGAACTTTCTTTGCTCCACGTCTTGCGTAGGGACTTCCAGTTGCTTCATCAACCATTCCTTTCCCCTCGTACAGAAAACGCCCATAAGGAGCCGCCGCCGCGCATACTTTCCCAGTTCCTTGCAAAGATGTACTCTCAACTCTTGTCCGATTGATAAAATTTCCGGTAATCATTGGCATAAATGGAACCATGCTGTCCATAACCATTCCGTCAAGGAGATACTGGGCTTCTTGATACTGTCTGGAAAACCTGTCCATATTCAGCTTGATTTTCATATCTCCATCGACTATGGAGAATCCTTTGAAATGATGAATCTTACTCATATTACTTACCCAGAATCTCAAAATGTGGAATCAGCGTATACGGACCGCCAACACTGGTAATCTTAAACACGTTATCTCTGTTCTCATTCATGTACTGATAGAATCCATTCCGATAATCGCTATCGGTTACCGTTCCGCCAATCCACTCACCCTCCCAGAAGAATGATTCATCCGAGAATGTAATAGTGTCCTCCAGAGCGTTGTTAATCTGCTGTTTCCACTCTTTAGGTGGCATCCATGGAAGAATCTTACCGTCTTTATCAGTAATGGTTGCATCGCCGTTCTGGACAGTGTATCGAACGTGTAACTGTGCGTTGTCAGTTGCGTTTGGTCCGTATTTCTTAAGGATTGCCCCTTTATCCGTAATGAGGTCGACGCCGGATAAAACATGAGGATACCAGTACGCATCTCCTGTTGTGGCACTTTCGTAATAGTTGAAAAGTGTAATTTTAGACGAATACATGATATCCTCTCCTTAATTATTCTTTCTGCACTGTCTGCTTAATAACCTGATTCACACCAGTTGCCGACAATCCGTTAAACATACCGACTGCAACTGCTGTGATATAATCCGATGCCGGGAAATCCGGGATAACTCCCATTCCGACAGCTCCGAGAATTCCGCCAATAACCGCCATGATAACTGGAATCCATTCATCAGAGATTCTTTTTGATGCTTTGCATCCCATTCCTACTATGTAGCAAATCATAACGATTGCTATACATGAGCCTAATGTTGAAATGTCCATTATTTATCACCCCTTAACGCCTGAATAGCATTCATAAAATCAGCTGTATTTTTAGCCATTTTCTCAACATTTTCAGGCTTTTTAAGTTCTTCAATAGTTTCACGGAATGCCTGCTTTACTTCGGGATTTTCTCTGAATATCTTTTTCATATTTTCCCTTGAACATTCAAGGCAAATGTCGGTACTCCAATGTGGCTTAAGTTCTTTTCCACACTGTCTGCATTTCATACTCACACCCCCGCATAAAGAATCGGTATTCCATCATCCGTCCTTACTCCCATCAGAAGCGGCAAAGCCGTCTTTAAGAGTAAGTCGTTCGTTTTCTGTACGTCTCCAGCGGCGGCATACACTGCGCTCCATTCCTTTGCACTTGCTCCGATCTGCTGTGGCGTTGCATAAGAGATGGATTCACTGCCAGATGATACAGATGTTACAATGCCTGTCGTGCTACCACCAGACCCGATTGCAGTTGACGTACCGCTCGCAGCGGCATTGGTAGCATTCTTTTCAGCAAGCTCAATCTGATACATTAATTCAGCCAATGAACAGACCGCCTTTTTGATACGCTTCTGTGAGCGTTCATTTGTTGGCAGTCCGTCCACCAACCTGTCAAACGTCATTGTGTCCACAAAATCACTGGCTCTTTCTGCCAGTCGTGGGAAGTCGGTTTCTGGCACGACATTACCGAATGATTCTGTATAGAATTTATAATCTGCATAAGCCATGCCAGTTACCTCCTGCGTTTATGATTTTGCTGTTACGCTTGCGCTTCCGGAATTCAGTGCTTTATATGTTCCATCACACTCAACCACTGTAATCTTCTGTTCGGTTGCCGCCTTAATGTCAGCCTTTCCATCCCAAGAAGTCCAATTTCTGAGGTTCTGTCCATATTCAACAGTTACTGCGTCTGCCGCAACTTTGTATTTGTATACGTTGTTGGAGTTTTCCTTAGCCGGATTTACAGTGATTTTTGTATCACCAGTTGCTGTTCCTGCCGCAGATGTTACTGTCAGAGTGCCAAGCGTTGGTGTCTCATCAATGGTAATTACTGCGATTGCGTCAATGTACTCCGCAAAAAGAGTAAGTCCCATGATTGCGAATGCTTCGGATACTGCTGTGTGATAATTACCTTGTGTGTGGAATCCGATCAGGTTTGTTTCGCCAGATACAGTGTATACGAGTCCTGCTCTTGCGAAATCGGATTCGTTCGGGTCAACATAGTACAGAACGATATTCTCAACAGGGGTAGCGATAACTGTTCCTCTCGGGATTTCGCTGTCGGATAACAGGAAGATTGTATTGAAGCCCATAAAATCTTTCATGTACTGGAATCCGAACTGGTTCTGAATAGTGATCTCAGCTGCTCCGAGGTATTCATATACGTCAAGAATATTCACAAATCCAACAACGCCAGTCACATTTCTGTGCATCTGCTTGAATTTGTTCTCTACACGGCCTTTAGCCATTGCCAGGGCCATCTGGAATGTTGTTTCTGTGGAAGTAAGTGTACCGGTTTTCAGATAATCATAGAATCTGCCGGTAACATCAGTCTGAAGCTGGAAAAGGAATTCATCATCGGTCATCTGAACAGCGTTCTCGTAACCGTGATCCTTGATTGCTTCGATAGACACAGCCTTTGCGTACTTCTCGATAGTCATTTCCGCATAGTCCTTTTCTTTTACAACGAATTTGCTGTAAGGGATTTCCTCACCCTCACCAACTTTTCCGCTCTGTAAAGTACCCTCTGCGTATTTGGACTTGAGTACAGCACCCGGCTGCTTTTTGATAGGTCTCATGATACCCAGAATATCACGTAAGTGCTGCCAGTTTCTTTCGAATCTGGTAACAAAGTCAATCTCACGTGCTGTGACATGAATATCATTAGTCATAATAAGATTTGTTTTTGCTGGCATAAAAAATCCTTTCTACCCATAATTGTTAAGGTATTGGGTTAGCGGCTATACTCTAACGTATAGTCGGTGTAAAAAATCACTGGAATAACTGGATATTCTGAGCAATTGCAGCCTGTCTCTCAGACGGGTCTTTGATTGCTTCGATATCTTTCTTTGTCATACTTCCCGGTGTCTGCTGCTGTCCAACGTGAGTGGTAAATCTTGCCTGGTTCTGCTGAGCCTGCTGCTGAGATTCATCCACAAAAGCAGACGCGTCAGACTGCTTCATCTGTTCGATCAAGTCGTTCAGTCCAAGGATTTTACTGTCTTTCAGCTTCAATCCGGCTTCTTTGATGTCTGCCATAACAGACTTCTTTGCAGCCTCACTGGAAAATTTAACATCATCAAGTGCTGTTTTAAGTGCGTCTGAAAAATCGCGGTCATAGATCTTCGCATTGAATTCTTTCTCTGCATCCTCGGCTTTTTTCTTCCATTCAGCAAGCTCTGTCTGAATGTTCGCCGGGTCGATACCGTCAAAGCCTTTTAAGGTTTCTTCTGCTGTCTCAGCACGTTCTTTCCAGTTATCTCGTTCTCCCTCAACTTTTGACAGAGTTTTTGCAACTTCTTTTGCATTCTTGTAATTCTCAGAAAGTGCCTTTTTCACATCTGCCTGTTTATCCTCCGGGATTTCAATTCCAAATGATTTTAATGTGTCAATAAGTTTCTGCATATATCCTCCTGGTCGTGTTTATTGACCTGCCGCCGCAGGTAAATGGATTAAGCCAGTTAGACCACTGGCAAGGTAATGGGAAAGATAGGAATTGAACCTATAATGTTTACCACGAGGGAACGGTTTTACAGACCGCCGCA